CTTGGATGTTTCCGGCGTCACGCTCAGCAAGCTCGACGGCACGCTGCGTCTCAATTCTGGCTATTGGCCGGCGGCGCTCGACCAATCTGGCTCGATCAAGATCCGCTACGTCGCCGGCTACAACGGAACCGCGGTCGCCTCCGGTGGGACCGGGCCGTTGCCGGCCAGCGTCAAGCAGGCCATCCGCTTCAAAGTCCAGAGCATGCTGTCGACGGCAACAGACCAGCAACTGCTGAAGGTCGACGAGGTGGAAGGCGTCGGGCGTCGGGAGTATTTCACCAGCCAAGCAGACGCCAAGACGCTGCAGAAATCCGCTGATGGCCTGCTCGCAGGGCTTCGCGTGTTCCGATGACGCCAGCGGAAGCGATTGCTAGCCTCGACAGCCAGTTGGCCGAGCACGGCGAGACCATCACGCTGCGCCGGCGCATAGGCACCAGCACCACGGCTTTCGTCGAGGTGACCTGCAAGGCGAAGGTCGCGGGATACGCCAGCGAGGTGCTGGTCCAAGACATCAAGCAGACGGCGTCGACCTTCATCGTCTCGCCGACGGAGATCAACGCCGCAGCCACGGCCGGCGCATGGCCCGGTGCTGCCGGCGGTGATCGCTGGCCCAAGGTCGGCGACTTCCTGAGGCAGAGCATCGGCGGAGACCGCAAGATCGAAGCGACGCGGCCTATCCTGGCCGGGAACACGGTCGTGCGCGTCGAGGCAAAAGTTCTGGGCTGACATGCGCTTTCTCGGATTAGTCACGACCTGCGCTGTCGCGGGGCTCATCTCCTACGCCCTCGCGCGCGCCGGTGAGCCGTCTTCTGCTTGGTGGTGGTGCAAGGTCTGGGGCGTCTGCTGATGGCCAAGGCGGCTCGGTTCGAGACCTTCGCGCGCGATCTGCAGGTGATGGTCGACAAGACGCTGTCGCCGCAGGCGCGCTCCCGCCTCATCGCCGATGCCGCGCGCGGCGCGCTGGCCGAGGCGCAGGCGCAGAACCGCGTTGCTCTGGGCAAGGTGCCGGATCACGAGACCTTTGTTGACCGCCGCAAGGGTGCGGCGCTGGAGACCGTCAACCCCGATCGCGGCGAGATCGTCTTCGCCTTCAACGTCCAGACTGTCGCCAGCGACATGATGGAAGACATAGGGCGCATGCTGGTGCTCAACTCGCCGGTGCTGACGGGTGAATATCAGCGCTCGCACACGCTTTATGCGGACGGTGTCGAGGTCGATCGCTTTGATCCACTGGCACAGGTTGGCGAGTGGGTTTTCACGACCGCTGTCCCCTATGCCCGGCGTATTGAGGCCGGGTCGTCCGACCAGGCGCCAGATGGTGTCTATGAGGCTGTCGCCGCGATGGCGTCCCGGCGCTACGGCAATCTCGCCGCGATCAAGTTCTCGTATCGCGATGTGATCGGCGGCAAGCGCGGCGCCGCAGCGCGCGCGGCCCGCCAGCCTGCGATCGTCGTCAGGATTCTGTGAAGCCATGGCATCCTTGGCCGTCATCAACGCCGTCAAGGCGCGGCTCACCGCGTCCTATTCAGACAGCGTTGTTTTCCATCCGAACGAGAGTTTCGTCCCGCCCTCCGATGGTGCGGCCTTCATTGCAGTCCAGTATCCGATTGCATCCGAGGATCAGACCACTTTCGGTGCGCCGGGCTCCAATGTGTTCCGTGAGCAAGGCGTGATCCGCTTTGTGATCGCAGTTCCGGCAGGCACGGGCATTGAGCCGGCGGCGGAGATCGCCGCAACCCTTCGCACTCTTTTCCGTAGCGCCCGCTTCGACGGGGTCCGTTGCTACGCGCCGACTTCCCTCGTCTTTAACGATCAGGCGGACGAAGGGAATTACTGCCGCGGGTCTATCGCGGTTCCCTACGACTTCGACGTTTTCGCGTAGTCGCGCGCCTTCCCACGCACCAGGAGATTATCATGGCATTCGCTTCAGGAAGCGAGGTCCGCGTTGCCTACATCGCGGAATCTGCATTCGGCACCACCCCTTCGACCCCGACCTTCAAGGTGGCGCGCGTCACCTCCGGCGGCCTGCGCACCAACAAGCAGACCGGCGTCTCCGATGAACGTCGGGCGGATCGAAACGCCTCCGACGTGTTCCTGCTCGGCCTGGGGGCCGGCGGCTCCTATGACGCCGAGCTGAGCTATGGCTCGTTCGACGACTGGTTCCAAGCGACGCTGTGCGGTACCTGGGCGACTGACGTGCTGAAGAACGGCACCACGCGCCGCTCGTTCACCTTCGAAGAGACCCGCGAGCTCGGCACGACCGACAGCTATTCGCGTTTCACCGGCGCGACGTTCAACGGCTTCAGCCTGTCGCTGGCGGCCAACGGCAAGGCCGAGCTTTCCTTCGATCTGCTCGCCAAGCAGGAGGCGCTGGCGACCGCGATCATCTCGGGGGCGACCTATACTGCCGCCAACACCAACGCGATCATGACGGCGCCGCGATCGGTCGCCGGTCTGGAGGTCGCCGGCAACACGCTGAAGGTGATGTCGCTGTCGCTCGAGGTGACCAACAACCTGCGCGAACGCCCCGAGGTCGGCTCGCTCTATTCGAATGAGTTCGGCGTGGGCCGTTGCGAGGTGACGGGCACGGTCGAGATCTACTTCGAGAGCAACGACGCCTATCAGGACGTGCTCGACCACGCCTCCGGCGCGCTCGAATTCACGACCGGCGACGTGACCACCGAGAAATACACCTTCCTGCTTCCGAAGATCATCTTCATGGACGGGCAGGTCACGGCCGGCGGGAACGACGACGACGTGATGGTCTCGATCCCCTTCCAGGCGGTCTATGACAGCTCGGAAACCTGCTCGATCAAGATCACCCGCGCGGTCGCCTGATGAAGACCGTCGTCATCACCGAGGACTTCACCGGCTACCCGTCGGGCAAGAAGGCCTCATTCGCGAAGGGGGCCGAAGTGTCGGTCCCCGACGCCTTCGCCGATCTGATCGTCGCCAAGGGCCATGCCCGCGAGAAGGTCGCTCCCGTTCCCGCCAAAGCCGAGCCGAAGACGCTCGCCAGCAAGGACGCTCCCCGTGAAGCTCTCTGAGATCAAGGTCGACCCCGCGAAGATCGAAGCCGGCGCCTGGGTGGACGGCATTCCCGAATTCGAGGGCGTGCGCCTGAAGGTGCGCGGTCTGGGCTGCAAGGAGCAGCAGAAGCTCTCCCGCGCGCTGTTCGATGCCATCCCGCGCTCGCGCCGGCCGAAGGGCAAGGTGAGCCAGGAGGATCAGGATCGCATTCTCGACCGCTGCCTGCACGAGGTCATCCTGCTTGATTGGGACGGCCTGCAGAACGACGACGACACGCCGATGCCCTATGACAAGGCGAAGGCGCTGACCTTCATCACGGACCCGGCCTTCCGCAAGTTCCGCGACGCCGTGGTCTGGGCGGCCGACACCATCGCCAACGACAAGGCGGAAGCCGTCGAGGCGACCGTGGGAAACTCTCAGCCTTCCTCCGCTGGCAACTCGCCTGGGGAGCCCGCGAGCAGCATCTAGAGCTATTGGCAGAGGACGGCCCTGTTCCGGCCGCCCTCGCCAGCAAGCCTGAGGTCGAGGACGGCGCGGGCTGGTATCTGACGGCGTTCTGGGATCTCACCCATGACCGCCAGATGGGCGCCATGGGGGGCGCGGGCGGCATCCCCTGGACGGCGATCGACCGTTACGCCGATCGCCACGAGATCGAGGACTTCGACAGCTTCAAGGCCGTGCTCAAGGCGCTCGACGGCGTCTATTTGGAACACGTTGCCGAGAAGATGAAGACGAAGCCGGAGAAGAAGGCGAGGGCGCCGCGGAAGCGGGGCTGATCAGAGATCAACCTTCCACGGCGCCATTCGCCGCAGGGCGCAGAACCGCTCCGCACCGTCTCCCTGCTCACTGTCAATGACCTTGTCGTTCTTGATCTGATACACGATCGTCGAGAGCCCGATGTATGCGCCCATCCGGTTCTTTCCGTTTGCGCGGAAGCACACAAGCCAACCGCCAGCAATCTGGCTGGGCTCTGCGTCGCCGATCTCAACATCTCGGAGAGAATAGGGGTCGTTGAACGTCGTCCTGATGTGCTCTCGCACCACGCCCTTGGCGTCTTTGGGCGCCGGGCCAGGGTCTCTCGGCGCCGTCGTCTGACAACCGCCCGCCGCGATCGCCGCAGCCAAAAACATCCAACGCATTTCGCTCTCCTCGCCCGCGCCCAACATGGCGTGCGGCGGCTCAGAGCGCAACCGCATGGTCCGCGCGTGAAAATCAACCAGATCGTCAACCGCGTCACAGTTGAGGCCCGTGCTGCGGGCGTTGACCAGACGACGGCTGCCGTCCAGCGGCTGGATAATGCGGTCGGCGGCCTCACGGTCGCCAATGATCGCACGACCAAGTCGACGCTCAGTGTCGCGCCGGCTCTGGAGCGGCTTCGTCGCTCGACGGATCTGAACTATCGCGCGGCGCAGCAGCTCGCGACCGGACAGCGTATTCTTGAACGCTCAATGCAAAGCGGCCTGATCACGGCCGTTGAGCAAGAGCGCATGATGGCGCGTCTGCAAGCGCGCTACGGCGCGGCCACGGCTGGCGCCACGCGGCTTGCTGCGGCCAATGACAACCTCGCTCGCACGTCGTCCACATCGGCCGTATCCGCTGGGGTGCTGACGACCGGCATAGGCGGCATTGCTTCTGTCGCTGCGTCTGCCGCCATGGCGCTCGCTGCCTACAGCTTCGCTGTGGTTGCGCTGGGCGCCTCTGCGGCGAAAACCGGCATGGAGATGCAGGCGCTCGGCCGCAGCTTTGCCGCCGGCACGGGCTCGGCCGTGCAGGGTGCGCGCGAGCTTGAATTCGTGCGCGCCGAAAGCCAGCGACTGGGCCTCGCCTTCACGGAGACGGCCAAGCAGTACGGCCAGCTTGTCGCGGCGTCGCGCGACACGCCGCTGCAAGGTCAGGCGACCCGAGACATCTTCATTGCCGTCAGCCAGGCCATGACGGCGCTTGGCAAGTCTGCTGACGACACCGGCGGCGCGCTGAACGCCATCCAGCAAATGATGTCGAAGGGCAAGGTTCAGGCCGAGGAGCTGCGCGGCCAGCTCGGCGAGCGCCTGCCGGGCGCATTCGGCCTCGCTGCTGCCGCCATGGGCAAGACCACCGCTGAGCTCAACAAGATGCTCGACGATGGCGAGGTGTTGGCGACAGACCTCCTGCCCAAGCTCGCGGTCGAGTTGAACAAGGTCTATGGCGCCGCGTCTGCGGCCTCAGCCAATGATCTCGGCGCCAACCTCAACCGGCTCAAGAACGCATGGCAGGAGTATCAGGACGCGGTCGCATCCGGCGGCCTGAACGACGCCCTCAATAACGCCACCAAGGCGCTGACGAACTTTCTGCGCGAGAGCGACGGCGCTGCACAGGGGCGACGCCTGGGCGACGCGATCAATTGGGTTGTCACGGCGCTGGAGCGCGTTCCTCGCGGGGCCGAGAACTTCGGCATCCTGGCCCAGATGGCGCGGGAAGCTCTGGCCGCGTTCGGGCAGTGGATGGATTCGTTCACCGCGCTCAAAGGCGTCGCTGTCGAGACCAGCGGTAGCGTCGGCCAGAGCTTTTCGGCGCTTGTCGGATACGTCCAGACCGCGATCAATGGCGTGATCGGAATTGCGGTGGCTGGCTACCAGATGGTTAGCGCGGCATGGCAGAGCCTGCCGTCGGTCTTCGCGGAGATCGCGACGAACGCCGGAAACGCGCTGATCAACGGCATTGCGGTTGCGGTCAACTATGTGATCGGCCTGCTCAACAGCATGATCGGTTCGATCAACGGCATCGGTGCGAAGCTGCCGGACGCGATCGGTTTTAAGCCGATCGAAGAGATCGCCACCGTCACGTTCAAGAACATTGAGAACACAGCGGCGGGATCGGCGGCGCGGATTGGCTCGTCGCTGGCGGACATCGGCAAGGAAGCGACCTCGCGGAATTACCTTGGCGAGTTCGGGGAATCTGTCGGTAAGGCGGTCGACGGCCAGATCAGCCGCTTCAACGAACTGCGCTCGGCGCAGGACGCGACCAACCACTTGCTTCGCGAGGCCGGCAAGATCGCAGGTGAGAACAAGGTCGCCGACGCCTACAAGAACGCGGCTGCTGCCGGCAAGGCGGCCAAGGAAGCAGCCGATGAGTCCGGCGGTGCTGCCGGCAAGGCGGCTTCGGCTTATGACAACCTAATCCAGCGCACGCGCGACCGGATCGAGGAGCTTCAGCTTGAAGCTCAGTATGCGTCGAAGACCGCAACCGAGGTGATCAAGCTCAAGCTCGCGCATGACCTGGAGCGCGCCGCCAAAAAGGACGGCACCGAGGTTACGGAGAAGATGCGCGCCGAGTGGGACAAGCTCGGCGGCGAACTGGCCGACGCTACGCAGAACCTAGAGCGCGTTCGCAAGGCACAGAACGACCTGAAGAAAGCGCAGGACGCGGTCGCCGACAGCTTCAAGAGCTTCGTCGAGGACGTCCTGACCGGGTCGGACGGTATTCAGGGCGCGCTGAAGACACTCGGCAAGTCCTTCCTGTCGTCATCGCTCGATGCGCTGATCTCGGGCAAGGGCCCGCTCGCCGGTATCACCGGCCTCGCCGCGAACGACAACAAGAGTCAGGGCGGTCTTTTCGGCGTGCTGGCGCAGTTGCCGAAGGCGATCGAAAAGGGCGCGAAGGAGGGGACCAAATACGGCAGCGTCGACGGCATCGTCACGGGCATCGACATCGCCAACAAGGGCGGGACCGGGCTGATCGGCGGCATTGACGCGAAGTCGCTGACCGGCGGCCTGACGGCCATTGCTGGCCTCGCGGGCGCCTATGGCGTCGGGATGTCGGCTAGCAGCACAGCCATGGGGGTCGGCGGTGGCGCGTTGTCTGGCGCTATGGCCGGCGCCGCGCTCGGCTCTGTCGTGCCGGTCATCGGCACGGTCATCGGCGCGATCGTCGGCGCTGTCGCCGGCGGCGGCCTTGGCTTCCTGGGCGGCGAGAGCGCGTCGAAGAAGCGGAAGGAAGAGCTTAAGAAGCAGGCCGAAGACAACTACCAGAACGCGAAGCTCGACATCGCTTCGTTCCGGTCGCAGGCTCGCGGCGAGCCGCAAGACACACTGGCGAGCCGCATCCGCGATGCCGAGACGTCCGCTCGGAAGCTCGCCGACATCGCCTATCTCTCCGGCCGCGCCGCGGAGGCGAACGAAATCTGGGCCGACGGGCAGATCTACGTCAACCGCGCGCTCAGCGAGTATCGCGACGGCTTCGGCGGCCTGCTGGAGGCGATGCAGACCGGGCTCGGCCCGAACTCGCCCTTCGCCAATGCCAAGGACCAGATCAAGGCGTTCGGCGAGGAGCTGAATACTTTCGTCAAGAACACCGGCACGGCCTTCGGCGACGCAGCCCCTCAGGTCCAGCAGGCGCGCGAGGCCGCAGCGGCCTATGCGCTGTCGGTGCTCGAGGGCTCGCGCACGCTGACAGTGGTCGAGCAGCGCATGGCCGAGATCCAGGGCACCGGCGCCGGATTGGTGAAGGTGCTGGTCGATCTCGGCTGGGAGAGCGAGCAGGCGGGTGAAGCCGTTCGAAATGGCATGACGGCGGCGATCCAGCGCGTGCGTGAGGCCTTCGAGACCGACCTGCAGGCGAAGACGAACGACGCGCTCGACAAGGGCTACCTCAACGACGCGAAGACGCTGCTCGACGAGATCTACTCGCTGGCGCGCGGCGCGCAGTCGCTGGGCACCGATCCGGACAACATTACGCGATACTTCCAAGCCGCGGCTCAGAACCTCGTCGACGAGGCGAACCTCACCGGCGACGCCTTCACCGAGTTCCTGGCGCTGTTCCCGGA